CGGTACTAGCAGCTTCTTCTCTAGCTTTTGCTTCTGCTTGAGCTTTTGCTTCTTGTTCTCTTCTGGCTAAAACATTAGTTTTAGCCCTATCCATTAGATTTTCAAAGCGAGAACCTTTACTGACAGTCGGATCATCTCTGAGTTTAATCGCTTCTGCCATAATTTCTTTCCTGAGTTTTTCTTCCTCGGGAGGATATGGTTTTTTGTTAGACTTCTCAGGAGATATTTGTCCGGCAGCTTCTTGTTCAGCTTTATATCTTTCTACTTCTTTTTTATCTAAATCGTTTATGGCTTGAGTCTCTTTAGCGAGTAAGCCACTATCTTTCAGATTTATTTTTCTCATTGGGGCTTGACTGGCCGCACCATCTTGAAAATCGGGAGTATTCTGAATAGCTTTAGCTATTTCTTCTTCGGAAAAACCAGCACTTTTACCTTGTCCTTGTATAATTCTTTTTGCGTTTTCTCTAATATTTGCATCACTCTTGATTTGTCCGCCTAAACGACTGCCTGTTACTAGGTTTATAATATCCTGTAATTTTTTAGGTGTAGCAGAAGATACTTGAGCCTCTTTAGATGTCTTGGCGTTGGCAGAAGCAGTTTTTGGTTCTTCAATTTTCTTTTCTGGCGTTTTATCAATAGGTGTCTTTACTGTTTCGGCAGTATTTTTGGCTATTTCTTCTAATACTTTAGTATTTTCTTGTACAGCCTGAGTTGTTTGAACTGAGGCGGAAGTTTGAGCAACATCGATAGCACCAACAGCAGGAGCATTTTTAGATTCTATTTGTGCTCTAGATATATTAGACTCTCTAGTATTAATGTCTTGTAATACATATTCAGACATTCCTTTATCACCCTTTGGCGACTGCTTGAATCCTAATTTACCTTCTCCTAATCTTCCGAATTGCGATAATACTGTTTTAGTAATTTTTATTTCAGGAAAAAGCTTTTTAAAAGCATCTCCAACCTCACCAATATTACCAGCCGCTCTAGCTATTCTTGTCATTAATTCAAGAACTGCTTTATTGGATTCTGCTTCTATTCCCGATTGAGATTTTTTGACTAAATCATCTACGCTAAGATCTTGGTATTTTCTATACCTTTGAGTTTTGTTGTTATACCTAAGAGGGTTTTGATTTGGAGTTCCATCTGCCAGCATAGAGATAGAACCTCTATTCATAGCATTAAATACGTCATATCCAACATTTTGAGCAGCCCGTTTATTAACAACAACCTCTCCCGGTTCAAGTAATGCCGGTATCTTATCTCCGCTACCGCTTCCGGGAACTATTCCTCCGGTATTAAACCTTAGTGCAGTATCATAAAATGTTGTTTCGGGAATTCCGATAACATCTTTTTGTTTGTTTTTATAACCACTCTTAGGATTAGCAAATCTAGCAAGTGCAATAAGAGCCTTACCGATCATTGTGTAAGGACTCATTCTTGTGCTAGTAGCTTTGATTTCCGCAAACTTTCCATCGGTACTAATCATATCCATACCGAAAGCATTGGGAAGTTTTTGATAACTTGGATTAGCTTTTTGGAATATCTTTTCAGCTATAGCCCCCTGAACAGACGTAAATAGCTTAAATATATCTCCGGAGCTAGAGAATGTTTTATTGCTAACGTTATCGACGTACCCGCCGAGATCTATAGAAGATAAAAAGTTGTTAGCGGCCTTTGGTCCACCCTTGCTAAATTCTGCTGCGGCCTGTTTAGTAATTCCACCCGCCTGCACCTTTAAATCGTTGTAGCGTACTCTAGATCCATCAGCATATCTTAGTGGGGTTCTATTTATCGCCGGTGCTATAAACATGTCGGCGGGATTATCTATATCATACAGGGACTCTAAGCTTTTAAGTTTAGTTTTTTGGAGTATTTGTGCTACTGTTCCGGTATAGCCTTTTTGGGGCGATGTTCTATTACTAAAAGATGCCTTGCGTTGTGTAGCTATATCAACAGTCTTTAAAAGACCCTGATTCATCATGTTTAAAGTGTTAACACCGATAGTTTCTACGGCCTTCTTGCGTAAAACATATTCTCCGGGCTGTAATATAGCTTTTAGTGAATCTCTATCGGACTTTTGATCGCCTTTTCTAGATGTTACGTGTCCACCAGACTGAAATGCTCTAGTGCCAGAAAATCCTTCGGATGGAACTGGATTGCTTATAGGAACTTTTGTTGATAATGGCTTGGACATACCAGCCCAAGACTGAAATGCATATTGAGCCGCACGGCCACCAAGTAATGCAAAAAATGTTTTAAATAAAGGCAGGTTATCTTTTAGCGTATTTCCGACATTTAATAAAGCATCGGCGATTTCCATAAAAATCCCGGTAAACTCTTTAAATGTGGAAGTTTTTGTTATTTCAAGAACTAGATTATTAAATCTTTGTGCTAATTTATCTATTTGGAATCCCAAACTTTGTTGTTGTTTAGCAACGTCTCTATTGATGTCACCACCGGCAGTTAAGGCATCATTTAAAGCTTCTTGGGAAAGTTTAGCTTCCTGAATCAAGGTTATGAATCTACCGATTTGATAAACACCACCAAGCTCTTTTACTATATTTGCGAATCTAATACTTTTGGGATCTAAACCTTTTAATCCTTCGGATAGTCTTTGTACGGCACTAAAAACGCCGACGAAGTTTCCTTTTGTGTCTTCCAGTTGAATTCCCAGTTTTTGCAATGCCTTAACATTATCAGTGTCCTGCAATCTTACAGCAATAGTTTTTAAACCGTTAGCAATAACATCTGCGGATTCACGAGTTGTAGCACGAACAGAAGTTAGAATTGCGATGAATTCTTCAAGCGAACCACCCGCAGTAGCAAAAACACCCCCAGCTTTTTTAACCGCATCAATTATGTCGCCCGACTCAACTGCATATTTCTTGGAAACACGGCTAATTGAGTCATAAGCTTTTTCAAGAAATTCTATTTCTTTTCCACTTTTAGCAGCTTCTTTACCGAACTGCTGCATAATAGCAATCATACCTTCAACGTTTTCACTAATTCCGCCGAATGTGCCCGTAAGATCGGCTTTAGCTAAAAGTTTAATGGCACCTTGGGTTTGTTTTGCCGAAAAACCCGCTTGTGCTAAAATCCTACTGTATTTAGCTAATTCAACGCCCGATGCACCATAAGTTTCACCAACATTCATAATGGTTTTTCTTAAGGTTTCGGTTGAATTAACAGCATTATCGGTAGCCTGTGCCACCTTAATCATTTCACGCTCAAAAGTAATAGCTTCGCCGACCGAATTTTTAATTCCACGGGCTAATCCCAAAAATGTTCCCGTAGCAACTGAAATACCACCGAATCGCCGTGCCGCAGTACCAACAACATTACCTAGTTCTTCAATGCCGCTACGAACTCTACGTACATTTTTATACATTTGGAGATATTCAGCATTTGCACCAGCTAAAGCAGTTCTCCCTATATCTACCCTCGGGGCAGAAAAACGATTTACCTCCTTTTGTATTTTATCTAAGTCTTTTGCTTGAAATTTAATTGTTGCATTAAGATCGAATGGCGACGGCATTTTTTATGTCCAATATAATAAGAAAAAGGGCAGTATAAACTGCCCGTGTGATCCCAAAATTATATACCCAATTACTTATTTTTATACTTCTACAGGATTGCCTTCGTCGTCTAAAAATGGCTGGAATTCTACTTTTACGTTGTTATTTTCGTCAAGTTCTTTTCCGTCTAAAGTAATTCTAACTTTCTTTCCGTCTACATATTTAACATAGTAGCCTTCTTGGTCAATTAGTCTTCCTTCTTCATCGATTAGGTGTCCATCCTTGTTGATGAGATTAAGATCTTTGTCGGCGAATTTATAATTTACCAAGAACTTGTTTTCAGGCAGGTTCTTTTCGTAATCGGGATCTAAGCCATAAAGCATGTTTGCAAGCTTGGAAGCGGCTTCTACGGCCCAAGGTTCGAAAGAATTCTTGTCGTAGTCATCTAAATTTTTCCAAGTCTGTGTCTTGTCAGGATTAAATGTACAAGAAACGACAAGCTGGTTAAATCTAACGTTATCTGCAAGAGCCTCAGCACAATTAGAATCGTAAGAATTTCTTTCTGAAATAAGAGATTGAAATTGATCACGAACTTCTTTTAGTTTTAATGCTACATCTTTGGCTTCCACAAGTTTAATACCGCCCTTGAGTAAAGCAGCTTCGTAAGAACGAATATCCTCTACATGCTTTTTGTATTGAGATTCCTTCTTGTCGTCCCAAACTCCTTGCTGTCTAACGTAATCGGCTAATTTAGCACGAAGCATTGCTCCAGACTCTAAAGCGTCTCGTAATCCTTTATTGTACGCAACTTGTGCGTCTCGATATTCTTTAACTCCGGGCTTTTTAACAAAACGAACAACGTCTTGACCATTCGTATCTTTTGACTTAACTTCTAATTCCATTATTGTCCTTTCCTTTTAACTGGTAAATATATAGTATTTAAATTACTGTTTTTTTGATTTATGTCATAATCATACAAGTCGTTTTCAAGATTCCTTATTTGATTATTTCCTCTATCTAGAATTGATGACCGTAATTCCTGAAAAAGTTCGGGGTTATCTTTTACTGCGTCCGGAAATAAAGATTCTATATCAGATATGGCCCCAATCATAGTGGTCCTGATTTTTGTGGAACATAAAGAAAATAGCTTTTCTCTAGACTTCCTCAATCTAATATCTTCTCTGTTTTTGCTAAAGTTATCCATTATTTCTTCCTAAGATGATCGGACAGCATTTGTTGCGATCTTATACTGTTCTCAAGTTTTATATCTGCAAAATCCGTGTCCTGAACTCGCCCTTTTTCGTTAATTACGTCTTCTCTCTGTTTTATTATACTCCTAGCCATCATATCATTCATGTTTTGTATAGCTTCTGCATCTTTATTGTTGTCGGCCATTATAAAGACTTCTTTCGCACTCTTAATCTTCGGGTTCTTGATTAAATCATCTGTTTGTCTTTGCTTCTTGTTTTTCTCGGATTTACGTTTTTGAGTTATAAACCATCCGTCCAAACAATCGTCGTCATTTACAACTTTTTCGTCGGGCGATTCGGGATGCTCAAAAACGTTATCGTACATTCCACTGTATGAACAAAGCGATAATTGATCGCGACTGTAATCTTGTGGGTCTCTATCGAATAATTTACCGCCGTGATTTTTATTTAGTGACCATACTATTCGCCAATTATCATATCTGGCTAATTCTCTTATTTCGGGAACATCTATTGAAGAAGCTACATATAAATTATACAGCTTTGTAATATCAAAATCCTGATCATTTATTTTTTTTCCATTAAGTCTTGTGGAATGTAAAAGTAACCACTGCATTCTTGAGTTTTCGGCTACATACTTACACGACAAATGATCAAGTGAAGTTTTTTTAGAATATAGCCCGGCAAGCTTTTTATATATTACGGATATTTGCAGTTTACAACTACGCAATTCTTTAGTTTTAAAGCATGACTCGTAAGCCTGAACTTTTACATCTTCCAGTTCTTTTTTTAGCTTATCAATTTCTTGATCGTTTAGCGGATTCCATATATCATAATCTACTAAAATATTTTTTATTTCTTCATCGTTGTACAAACCGTGCATATATGCTTGCTCATAAGTTTCTTCATATATTTCATACGATTTTGCTATGAGTTTATGCTTTGGTTCATAAACGTATAAAAAAAGGCCGCACATTTTTAATTTTGTACGGCCTGATATTATTTTATATAATTTAGTGTCCTTCGTCATCCTTAAGTCCAGTAAGCACCACCACCGTTAACAGTGAATGCATTGTAACCAGAGTATGAAAATGTAATTGTAGCATTTCCACCGCCGGTATCACCACCACTATAGTTAACAGATGTTAGTCTGTTTCTAGTTCCGCAATCGATTACAGTACCAGCAGTGTCTTTAAGAGTAATCGCACGGGTGGTAGTTGCAGTACCGACACCAGAAACGTTGATTAAGTCACCATTAGTAGCAATAACTTCGAATTCTGTAGTAACTTCTATAGGGTAGGTAGCAGTCTTGTTATAAGGCCCGAAACGTCCTAATTCGAATTGATCTTCTCGTCCGAAGTCAACACTAACCGAAACAGACTGAATACCGCTAGAACCCGGAACGTTATTAGCTTGAGATAAAACTTCCGCAGGCAAAGTGGAACCATAAAGATCGAACCTATGTCTACGAACAACGCTTGAGGCAGGAACGTCTGTTCCGTCTAGTGAATTAACGCCAGTCGCGGGAGTACCGAACAAAGATGTTGGGCTTGCGCTCAAAATGCCTGCCGTAGTATTATCCCAAAACTTATTGTTGCCAACAAGACTAACTGATTCAGTAGCATTTCCGTCTACAGAATAGTTATAACTTACAGAGGATATAAACATACCAGAACACATAACAACGTGATCTCTGGTTTGGCCCGCAACGAATCTAACGCTATCGGGGAATATACCTAAATAAACGTCACACTGTTTATTAGAAGCATCAACAATGTTGGTTTTACCAGCCTCTCCAACAGATTGAAGATATAGTAACTTTTCGCCATCGATAACTTTTTCTAAAGTAACTTCGACTTCGGCGACATTTTCTTCGTTAGCATAAATTTCAAGCTGTCCTAGCTCGAAAATTTGTTCTAGAGTAATATTGGTAGAAATACCAACGCTCTGAACACCCCTCATCATCGCGAATTCAGGGTTTTGAGTTGAATTATGCCCGGTTTTAGCAATACCAACTGCTTGACAGGCATAAAATATTCTATTTGACATTTATTTTTTCTCCGTTAATAATGGGTTAATTACCCCTAACTTCTGTTGTGCATTTTATTGTACCTAAAACTAAATCTGAATTTAATTCTGTTAGTTCTGGGTTCCCGGTATTAAATATATAGCAATCTCTATATTTAAAATTCGAAACTAATTGTGGATACATGCCGCTTGGCAAAGCCTGTGGACGTAAGTAATTAGAAGCATCAAATGGATATACACCAGAAGATAATGCTGTGTTTGGATTGAATAGATTAATACTTAGGTCGTCCTGCTCAGCAATAATATCTAAAATATTTCTAACCTCCCAAGCATTTTTAGCCATTACATAAAATATAATATTGTTATGCATCCATTTTCCGCCGCCTAGCTGATATGGTTTAGTATTATGTACAGGCAATACATCAATAGCTACTGCGGGTAACTGAACTCTTTTTTCGGCGAAAATTGCCCAATCGCCAGAGCCTCGCATGGTGAACTGGACATTATCGGATCTATCTGAAAGTCTTTGTATATTTTTAAAGAAGCCTAAATCATTAGCGGGAAATACCTGTATGTATTTATGCGAGTAAGCAATTCTTACGTTAGAGCTAACAGCTACAGGATTATCAAAAACAACTCTTCCGTTTTTATAATCTATATTGTATCCAGAGGATGCAGAAACATTGTTGACGTATACACCCGTGGGCGATATGGGTGTTCCTTTTGATACTCCTGTTTCCCAAACCCAGTTAGATCTATTCGACTGCCAAACTTTTCCGTCTGTAAAATTAGGATCTTTAACAGGAGCCAGTTTAGATTTATCACTTTGGTATATTCCGGATGTAGGAATATTTATGTTGTAATAACCGCCCTTGTTTATAAAGCCCCAATCATACCGCATGACAAAATTTTCAAGCAAGATATTGGTTAGGCCCAAATCTTGAGTATTTTGAAAACCTTCTAAATTAGTAGTGTCTGCCATGCTGCCTGCTGAATTTTTTGAGCGTTTTTGTTTAAAGCTCTAGATATAAAGTTATCACCGCTAACTCCTGCGAAAGCGGGGTCTATCATAAATGGAGTTACGTTTTTAACAGTAATAGCTCCATCAGTACGCCCGGCTCCTTCTTTATATAATACCCCAAAGTCAGCCATGATTACCTTCGTGCCGTTAGTTAATAGCCATTCCAACCAAGGAACTTTTTTGCCGTTTTCCGATATAAAAACAGATTGTGGTAGATCCAGTAGGTTTTCGTATCTCCCCGGCTGTATGGAAATAGAAAAATTAAATATGTATTGATTAGAGTATGCGTACTGTAATTTCATTGTGTCTGCCACAGACCAAGAAATTAAAAGTGTGGGATCGGCTTTTACTCCTAAGTCATAACGTAACTTGCCCGAGCGAAGGGATTCCATTTCCGGGCAGTCATAAATTGCATCAACGATAACGGGCTTTACGGCCCTTCTTATCTTAGAGTAATTCCTTTGAACTAAAGATTTGGCACGCTCTCTCAATTCATTGATTACGTTTTTTTTAAAACGTTCAAAACTCATCTGTTTTTAGTCCAAAGGCATGATATATACTTAACGGGATTTATAACAAAGCTAACTGACTCGGGCTGTCCATCTAATTGATATAATTCGTTTGTGTAATTGTATATCTCAGTTACTGGTATCATATATTTTGCCTGCATTATTTTTGAAAAAAATTGAAGCCTGCAAATAAAAAGAATAGCCCCTTCTGGAATATTTACATTCTTTATTTTTAGATATGGTTTTTCGGAAGTATATATTCTTCCGGGGATATTTTCTGTTTTTTCAATCATTTTATGTCCTTCGCCGTTACAGTACGGACATGGCATGCCTTGATCAAAAGGAATCGGGCCTCCTTGCTTATATTTGCCAGAACTTTTAGATATTCCGACAAAAGTATCCAGTGTGCAATTAAGACATTCCTGCTTGATTTCTGGATAAATTAATTTTATATCTTCCTCTAGATGGTCAGTGACCATATTATTGAAATCGGTAAAATATGAATCGTATTTTTTTACCATGAGTTAGATCTATTTCTAGGTTCGTTTCTAGTCCAGTTCATTAAGAAACTACCGGGAGAATAAGGCCCGAGAATAGCTTCTCCAGTACCGGAATAGCCCGAGGGATTATTGCTTCCGCATAATTGGTATGTAGTCAACAACTGCTCGTAATTTTGACACATTTCTTTCATTAACTGTAGGGTGTTTTTACCGCCCTCGGTATTATCTAATGATGACGGGCCATCTTTAATTACTACCGCACCGCCGCCTTTTACACGAGATTCGCCTGTAAGTATTATACAGCAGGCCCGAAGAACTGTTAGAAGTGAAAAATCATAATCATTGGTTTCTACCGGGTCGGGACTAATTGATATATCAGAAGTGTTTATGGTATAACCATTGGTAAATTTAGCCCTTTGGTTTACCGAATATGCCGCATAAGTTAAAATTTGGCGAAGTCTAGAATCGCTATACGAATCTTCTTCAAAATCGCCTATTTCGGCCCGAAGCATATTTACCAAATCTACATCCCACGACATATTTCACCTATGATTTTGGAGCGTATGAGACTTCTGCAAAGCCATGACTTAATACTGTATCACCGCCCGTAAGATCTCGTAGTGCCCATAAATATGTACCCACATTTGCAGTAACTTCTGTAGAAATTCTTACTGATACGCCCGTGGAGCTTTTTGCAATATTTCCGTTGGATATTACAATCAGATTGGTCTTATTTTTTGTTTCTATAACAAACTCAAGAGTTTTTCCGGTTACGTCAATCGGGCCGTTTTCGTCTTCTAGCGTTATAAATATATCGGTTGATTCATTATAAAATAACGATATTGTTTCAGACTCAATACGCTTACGCATATAAGACTGTATAGGTAATATGTTAGCATTTACAGTGACATTTCCGCTGCCGCCGCCACCACCAGCGGGAGCTAGACTTAAAGCACTAGCTGTCCATTTTACCAAACCAGTTCCGGTTCCTTGGATCATTGCGGCTAAATCTCCGAATGTAGCAAAAACGCCAGCGGTAATTCTGCTCAGTAAAGTATTGGTGTTGCTTAGAATGGTTTGAGAAGTGCTTTGCAAAGCAAGTCCAGATTGAATTCCGGAAATTGAATGAACATGCAATAATGGTGCTATAACAAATTGATCACCAACCTGCGGAGCCTGAGTAAAAGCTTCTTCTGCGACTATTGTTCCGTTAGTATTATTATACGTTAAAATAGGAGAGTTTTGTTCTGCCAACGGGCCGGTTATCCATAATAACACTGTATGTTCTAATGCCCCACTGGGATAATTTACAGTAGAAGAAAAAGTAGTGGTGTTAGGTGTTACAGCCGCAGTTACTGTGCCTTCTATAAGAGTATTGGCTTTTCTCATAATATCCATGAGTTTTCCGAATGTACCCGCAGTAGTGTGCTGTGAGTATTGTTCGTCCCAAACGGCATCTGCTATTTCTGCTGATGCAGTACCGGCTAATGCTCCGGAGTTTATGACATCGACCTGCATTTCGCCTACGGTAGAATTTATTCTTCCATTTACCAGCGAAGCTGGTATTCTTGATTGTATATCAGTTGTATTGTTTGTTACTGTGGTTAGTTGAGTGTCTAAATTATTAGTAGCAAGTCCGACCGCACTTCTTACATCCGGGGCGGAAAAAGGTACGTTATTAGTTACGCTTGTAACAATAGGTATTGTAACGCCAGTCTGTGACGGCTGTAGTAATACTTTTCCGCCTGCGTCTATACTCATAGAGGCAAAATTACTTGGAAATGACTGACTTAATACAGAATTTACTCTTCCGGAGGTAAAAGTTATCTGATCAGTTATAGTTTTAATTGCACCTATAGAAGTGTTATCGGGCGAAACATAAGAAGTAGATGCTAAACGACTAGAAACAGCAGCGTCAAGATTGCTTAAGCTGTTAAGTCTTGCGTCATTAGTTAACAGTGGATTTAACGGTATTGAGTTTACGCTAGATTGTGAAGCCGCTGTTTTAGCAGCATCGTATGCAGTAACCAATGAATATCCAGTCTTATCGTTATTTGTTCCGACCGTAACATTAAAACCAAACGCTGTTAATGTTCTGGTTGTAGCATTCCAGACTAGGGTTGCTGGATCTTGTCCTACAGCGTATCCGCCAATGGTAACATTGCCTGACGGCATTCTAGATGATATTGTTGTGTCTAAATTGTTCAATCGACTATCAGTAGTCAACAATGGATTTGTCGGAATTGCATTAACACTGGTTTGTGTTGCTCGATTAGCAACTGTGGTTTCGTTTGCTAGCGAAGCCGGGAACGTGACAGGAGCGGCAGCACTGGCCGTCTGTCCTGCAATCCGAATAACATTGGCATCTGTGTTTCTGTTTTCAACCGAAAATGTCCGAAGAATTGTTCGAGTCAGGTCTTTCCCGTCCACGATGCCTGAGGTAAACACAACGTCATAGTCTTTACCGACCTCATATACCGCATCGGAAGTATCGATTACCAACTCGTGGAATCCGGCTTTCCCGTCATAATCTACGCTCGGTTGCGTGATCCCTGTTACAGTAATTTCGGTTGCTGAGTCTTTGTAGACGGCAACCGTTGGATTTACTGAGGGAGTAGTAGGTACAATAGCCTGACTGAACGTGTTGAATTTAATACGAATGATTTGACCTTTTTCAAAATCTCCAATGTATTTGTCCGACATAATTACCCTATCAAAATGCTATCGATTGGAGAATAAGAACCACCACCACCGCCTGCCCCGTCGTCGATTTGGTCGATGATAAGACCCATAAAAGGGGCTTGAGTCGCAGTATCTACCCACGCTGCTCCCGAAGATTCGGTGTAATACTGACTAGGCACAATCGCATTGCGACGATCTGATGAACCAAAGGTCGCGAGATTGAATCTAGTGCCAGTCCCGGCAGTAAAAGCAGCTACTAGCCTATAAGTTGTATTAGGTTCTAAAACTCGCGTGTCTGGAAAGTAAAAATCATGTGGTGAAATTCCGGCTGTAATAAAAGCAGAGGAAGGAATAATCTGAGATAGCAGTGGGGTTCCGCCTGAAATGGTTGCATGGTCGTACAGTTTTAGCGTAATGTTAGATCGAATCTCAGCAGTCATCCACATGCCGGTGACGCGACACTTGTACGGGACTTCAAACACCACCCCTTTTTCACCGGCTGTGAAAAACGCAGTCAGTGTTGATGTCCCGTATGCAACAGAGTCAATACTGGGAGAAACATAAGTTCCGTCTTGAAACCGCAAAAGGCATCTTATAGCTCGACCCGCCACAACTGACCAAGACCCAGCGGTGTTGATTTGTGGCAAGTTCAAAAAAGAACCTAAAGTCCTAGGTGAGGAATTGAAACCAATCCCAATGCTTGTGCCAGAATTGTAATTCCATGAAATGCCAACTAAGTCTCCTTTGCTTACACTAGCCCCGGCTGTCAGCGTGGATTCGTATTCTGTGTTGGTTGCGAGTGTGCCTGTTATTACGTTTGTATTGGCCGACCAGAGCGTACCGCTCGGGCTAGAACCGGCAACAGTCTCTATTCTTACGTCTACTGTAGGTGAGCCTGTTGCCGTACCGCTGTACCAGACGATCCTATCTATAATTCCGGATTTTGGAGACTGAAAAACAAATCCAACTTTTCCGCCGGAAGTTAATGCTGTCGAGGACTGAACAGCGGCAGTACCAGACGTATTAAACTTATAAAGAGATAGAGGCAGTATATCGACTAATGCCATGATTACAGCTCCGGTTCTGGTCCAATGCCATTGTATTCAGTCAAAGCAATTCTATAGGATTGGAACCTGTCCCATGCCTGTTCTTCCAAACTGTTTTTTAAGTAATCTAATCTTAATTCTTTTAAAGATAAGTCAATTTCTTCTAAGGAAGGATTAGTTAATTCATTCTGTTCTAACAAATTAATATTTCGTTTAACAGTTAATGCCAGTAAAGACATTCCGGGAACACCTACTGAATGCAAATAATAGAGTGCATTCTGAACGTCGTCTTTACTTAAATTAATTCCTTTTCCTCCGAGTTGATGAATGGCCCAACCCATTCCTCCGTCATTTAACGCAATCCTTAATGCTTCCGCACCTTGGTTTCCCACTAATTCTGCTATTCCGGCCCATGTCCAAAAACTATCGTCTATATATTGTATGTTTTTTTCATTAAGTTTATCGTAAACTTGTTGAGCTGACAAATTTTTATAATCTAAATCTTGAATTAAATTTTTTAATATTTTTTTCATGACTATCTATATATTAAATTTAAAACAACTTCATTTGCAGAAGGAGCAGCATTATCACTATCTGTAACGCCAGTAGTAGCTCTAACCGAAATGCCTATGGAGAAAAAAAGTAATGGCTGGTTTTCGGGCCAAGTAATAGTTTGACCTGCCGGAACAGCTATTGTTATAACGGGCGTATCAGAAGCAGTAGCTGCAACAGAGGTGTTATATATTTTTAAATATCTTATTGCATTAGCAGTATTTGTTACACTTAAGCCGTAAATGCTTCCGGGCCTACTTTTAACAACTTGTCCGACGTTGAGCAAACTTATGTTTCTATAATTAGTTGGATATGGTAGTAGCTGTTCTGTAATGCCCATATTAACATCTGTGTTTTCGCCCAATACTTTTTGTGAAATACCTGTGGGCATTGCACTCATTACGACATTTCCTGCACGATATGGATTTGCCGGTATAATCTTTTGATATGTCATTGCTTTCTCCTAATAGGATATACTCATTAGCAAAAAAAAGACCAAAAAAAAACGGGCCGAAGCCCGTTTTTTTATAGTCCCACCATGTTCACTAGAATGACCCGGCAATGACTCGTCGCCCGTCAAGAACGCCGAATCCGAGTTCCGCCCAAGCATAATAGCCTTGTCGCTGTGATCGGTGAAGAGTTTCGTCTTCGAAGACCTGAACAGGTAACTTAACAGGCATTATAAAGGAGTCATTAGCGGCCTGATCGACACCGATAACAAGTTCAGTATCTCCAGAAGCTAAGCTGCCACCAAGATCGGAAACGAAGTAGTCTTGGTATTCTTGACCGTCACCAAGCTCAAAAAGATCGTGAAGAGTAAGACCATAAATTCTGGTGAGCGGTGCTCCACTATCTGCTGCTTGATAAACTTCTCTACGGGAAGTATCATCGAGTTGATCAATACCCCAGTTGCGAATATCTTCAACACCTTCAATTGAAGTGTAAAGATCGGTTAGCCTTCCACGGCTTGAGACGCTGTTACCGCCAGCATTTCTACGCATAACAGTCTTTAACAGAGAAACTAATCTCTTGGTTAATTGTCCGTTAGCAGCATCTGCATCATAAACTAAAATGTTTCGGTCAGCAGCAGCGGCAAGTACGGTGTGCCAAGCATCATCATTCATTTTCTTTACGAAAGAATCTTCAAGAACACTCATGGCTCGACCAAGAATATCCCAGTTAGCTTTTCTAGCGTAAGACAAAAGGAAGTCGATTGAAGAAGAAACGCTGTAGGTAGCAATTCTTACATAATCACTTTCAACTGATCTTTGAGGAATATATCCATGACCGGGATTGGTGTACGCAACGTGCTGAGTTTCGGTTCCCGGTGCTAAAAGATCGAGAGGAAATTCATCAGTTCCGTCAGTTGAAGGCGTAAACAAATTAATGTCGCCAGCCATAATTCCTTGACGAAGAGGTAGCTCTAAAGCCTTGGCTATTTCTCGCTGAGCGGCAATAGCAAGTGTCTTGTCAGGATCGCCGGAACGTGCATAAAGTTCCAACATTTCAGGTGAAGGGGCTTGTCTAGCTTTTCCCATGTTTATTATCTCCAGTTATTTATTAATTAATTAATTATTATCTTCGGGTTACAGGTAAATTAACTTCGACTTTAGCATAACCGTCTTGATCGACAGTTCCAAGCCAAGTTCCACAAACAGATTGAGTGCCAGCACCAACAAGATCGCTAGCAGCTAAGTTTCCGCTGTGAGCAACGAAAACGTTTCCGCCTGCTGTTGGGGCAGTGCCTTGAATTCTGTTAGTAACAACCCATCCCTTACGAAGAATGGTAACTTTGCTACCACGCTGAACTTCGTTTTTGTATGGATTAAGTTTTTGTCTTGTTAAATCGATGTTAACAACATCATTTAAAAGAATGCCCATTGGAACTTTGCCAGAGCCGGTAGCTGCATACTCAACTAAAGCCTGCCCCTGATCCATAGCCGCACCAGAACCTCCAGTGACAAGTGAAACCATGCCGCCACGCTCTGCAACTTGATTCATGAAGTATGAAATATCAGTTTGAAGTTCGTATCTATCTGCTTTTAAAGCCATTTTATTTCTCCGTTATTAAGATTTTAAAGTTTTGAGAACGTTTTGATTGAACCAGTCGCCAACGCTTTGACGTAAATTAGTTTCGTTTCCAGAATCAGTTACTGAATTAACAGACGCTTTGGTTTTTTCTGGTTCAACTACTACCTGAATAGTTTCTTGGTTTTCTTCGGAAGCCTTGCTCTTATCTTCTTCAGGCATTTTCTTAGCAGCTTTCTTTTTCATCATTGCTGCGATTGTTTCAAAAGCTTCGTCTTCTAGAGATTCTGTAGATGCTAAGGTGCTCTCTAGATCTTCGGATTCTAAACCAGCATCAACTAAAGCAGCCTTTCGCTTGGCCATTTTTTGTTCTTTCTTCATTTTGTTCATTTCTGATTCCATATCTTGCTTTTGCTTCATGGCCTCAGTTAATTCTAAACCTGCTTTAGCAAGTTCGTCTTTTAATGTTTGTAGATCATTTTTTAATTGAGCTACTGAACCTTCTAATGTTTCAGCCTGACTTTTGAAACCATCTAAACTCTTTATGGTTTCTCTAGCTTGAGCTAGTTCCGCTTTAACATTCTCAAGTTCTTGAGTTAAATCTAAAGACATTGTATTTTCTCCTGAAATTGATTTTTCTTCTGTGGCTATAACTTCTTGGGTAGTAGCCTGTTCGTCATTTGTGATAATTTTTGTTATAACGCTTTTTGGGTTAGCTGGTTTATTAACAAGACCCATTCCCGAAAACGTAATATTTCTTAAAACTCTACCAACGCTATAACCTTGGTATACTCCATCGCCACCATATGCTCTTAAATACTTAGATAAATAAGCAGTTGCTTCACTTCTTGATATAAGTTTTTTCTCTCCAGCCTGAGATTTTAACTCGTAGTCAAAATTAGGAAATAAACATTCCATTGAAACAAACCACTTGCCTTCTTTTATACCTTCTATAAGATCTTTAGCTCTTTGTGCTAACTTTTGATCTGACCAGCTTGTATAAATTACTGACCCAACATGTATATTAAAATCTTTAGGAACTTGATCCGGAAACATAGAATCGTAAGGGACTTCATTTCCCTCGCTATCAAGAATGTAATTTCCGGTTATATGACCAAATATATCTTTTTCATCATGCATGAAATTAAATTGCTTATCTTCTGCTGTAGATCTAGCAGGCCACAATTCTTCTGGATAAAAAATATCGTCATTGTTATTCCATCCCGTGCTAACTAAGATGCTTTCCATATAGAAAAGATCTATTTGGCTTAAATTAGCAGATGCTGAACTAACTTCAAATGGTTTTTTTATTTTTGTTCTATTAGACTCTCTAGCTAAAGATAAATAAGCTATGGAATTATTGTTGGCAATAATTTCACCTAAGCCGTCAGATATTTCTTGTGCATATACTTTTATCATAATAATTCCAATTTTTAATACGCAATTAACTTCTTTGTGCGAAAATTATAGCATATATACTTCTCAATTCGTCTATCGTAGGTTTACGATTAGCTTTTGCTGCGAATGAATATATTTGTTTTGACACATCATTTAAAAAGTCTTGACTAGGCATGGTTTCTTTAGAAATAAGTTGTTTTATAGATGCTTCTGTTATTTCTTGAAAAGGTTCGTGACCAACAAAAACAGATAATTTTAACTGTTCGAGTTTCGCAAATTGCTCCTTAGGAAGACTTCTCACATTCTTAGTCTCAGATATGGAAAGAAAAATTGGTGTTAGTATTTCTGAAATCTGATTCTGAGCATTCATGCCCCATAAAAACAAGTTAGCATCATAGCCTTTTGCTTTAGGTAAAACTCTTTTAGTTTTTCTTTTGCTGATATCTTTACGTGCTAAAGGACGGCCAGCGTTGGGGTTTTTAGGTTTCTTTGCGGGAGAAACACCTGAATTACCCGGAGCACTCAGCATTGGTGGCTTTTGATATGGTAATCCTATTTCTTCAAAATACTCTTTGCCTAATACTTGTGATTGTAATGCTATTTTAGCAATATCTTCTTTATGGTTAGCCTGATGAAAAGGACTAGCTTTTCTTGGAACATCCATATCTTTAGATCTTCTTCTGCTTTCGCGTTTAAGTCTTGATTGTTCAATATCGGGCATCTCCTTGAATCTTTCAAGTAGTGTTTCTTCTGACATAATTGATCTGTCTACAAGACTAATTAATTGAGTCTTAATAGCTGCTTCATCGGCTAATATGATTGCGTCAAAATGTATGCGGGCCGGTTCTTTAAATTTCATGGCCTTTTGGACTATTCTAAATTCGTTGTCCCAAAATTTCTTAACAGCTTTACGGCCATATTCAAGACGTTCTATTAAAACTTTGATAGATACATAGTTATTGGTATAACTTGCATTTCCGCTAGAACCTGTTACTGCGGCAGAAATACCTAGTCCTTGATAGATACTGTTGAGTACAGGCTTGTATTTTTCTTCACCTAAAAATTTATATACTTGACTATTGCTTTCTTGAAACTTTAGATCTGGACCCCAAACTAAATCGAAAGTACCACCGCCCGTATTGCTTGCTATAATATTTCTAAGTTTATTAATAACGCCTTCTCTTGGCACTATTTTATGATCTAAACTACCAATTGTCCAGAGTCTAATATTAGATATAGCCCCGTCTAATGCTGCTAAATCAGCCATTCTCATTTTATTTAGCATGGATATATCATCTAGGATCGGGTGAACCATAGGATTTGCCCATACCAACCAATCATCTTTTTTGTAATGAAATATGCTAATCTTAGAAGAATCTAGCTCGGCTTCCTTTTTCCCGTCTTTAATTTGTGCAAGCAAATAATCCGGTAAATAATCCAAGTTGTCTGCGGCCTTTTTATCTCCCAAAAATTTTTCGTTAACTTTAATGAAGTATTTTTTATCTCCATTAATAGTTTTTATATCTATTTTTATAGGATTTATAAATTCGTAAGACCAAGGTATTTCGCGTCTGTATATAGGCATTTCAGATATAATGCTGTCAGCAGCCGCTGTTGATTGTTTAAACTCTGTTTCTTTTACCTTTGTAATTTTTGCAGTGTTTCTATGAACTACAACATTACCAATTCTATAAAAATAATTTAAAAAACGTTCAGTTCTTTCATCGCCGTCAACTTGTTTATAAAAAGCCCGATAGAAATTTTGTATCTTAGGGTCAGGATGAACAATTGTAACACCCTGAGAAGAAAAGTCCGCCATCAAGTCTACGATATTTTTAATAATACCCAAATTTTCGTAGGCGTTATTGCATTCACCCATAACCCGCTTTTGTTTTGTAGCGGTGGCTTCTCCGGGCCGAAAAGCTTCGTAGTCACGCCTGTCAAAAGAGGGCCTGACAGATATGCCCGGTTCTACATTTAGATACTCGCGGTTATTATATGCAGTTGATTTACTGAGTCCGCAGTAAGCATTAAGATCGTTTTCGTCAAAATCTTGATAATATTCGCAGTTATTGTATATTTTTTTCATTCTAAACCTAATCGTATTGATAATTGATTGCCGTACAATTAGGTATACTCAATTACATGTAGTACCCGGAATTGTTTTCACCATTACTTTTAAACCATTCTGGTGCATCGTAATCATCACCAGTACCCAATTTTTCTCTTTCTATAGGCTGGGCAAATCCGCCGTACTGTTTATATGCGTCTAAGAAATTTTCTTTAGGTTTAGTGCGTGCAGACATATTTGCCATAACAAGTGCGGAATAACGGTCTTTTCTTAGTCTGCCCTTTTTACCTGTCCCGATGATGTATTCGGGAGTATCCCATCTTTCTCGTCCGGATGGTGTTTGCATTACATTGATCATGGACAGTTCGTTTTTTAGATTTTCTATATTAAATATGCAGTCTTCGAGGGTATCGTATATTCTCCCGTTGATATTGTCATATTCTATAGCCATTTCTATGCTAACGGGATCATAATATGGAAACAATAAAACTTTATCTTCAAAATCTTTTCTAAGCCCGTGATTTGCTTCTGCTGTCCAATCCGCTTTGGCAAAATTACAAAGCTTGAGAATATGCAGGCCCGCATAATCATCAGTGTCCTCGGGCTTTTCCGGGTCTATAACGGGCCATATGGCGAGTTCTCCTTCGGCTAGACGGCCTTTATCATGTAATGCTTCTGCAATCGTTCTACCGCCACCCTGAGAGTCCATAGCGATTTCTTTACAAGGGAATATCCTGAGAAGATCTCTAATTTTTCTAGCACAATAAGAATAAAAATCTGTTTCGGTAGTAAGTTTTGAGTTTAACTTTTCTTTATGCTGTTGTCTGTTGGTTGTCCAAGAATAAACTATCCTTCTGTGGTCGGGACGAATTTCTAAAATTACTATACTGAAATTATCGACTTCCGATGCAGGGTCGATGCCGTAAACATAATAACAGTCTTTATTGGCGTATAATGCCGGTTCGAACAGTACAGGCCCGCTAGGAAGGTTTACTTCGTTAGAATGAGATACAACACAAGATTCTATAAGAGTTCGCTTAAAAAATCCTTGAGAATCAGAAGAAAAAATAGCA